CAAGCCAGTGCTACAAAGTATGGCTGGATATGGACTATACCTTTAGAAACTAGATTAGGTACTGGTTGTGTTTATAACGACAAATTCTGTACAGACGCAGAAGCTGAACAAGTATTTAGAGAATACTGGGGAGTTGAACGTACCAAAGATATGGAAATCAAAAAGATCAGTTTCCATAGTGGATCGTTAAAAAATCCCTGGAAAGGTAATGTAGTAGCAATTGGATTGAGTAGCGGATTTGTTGAGCCGTTAGAAGCCACTGGCATCGCCTGGTTCATTAATAGTTGTAGTGTTTTAAAATTTGTTTTACAGCACAGATATTACGACGAAGATATTGCCAATAGATATAATTGTAATGTTAGACAATTTGTAGAAGATGTACAAGATTTTATCGACACACACTACATGTTAAGCGCACGTCGCGACAGCGAATTTTGGCGGTATCAGACTAGTAGACCGAGATCTGCTAGGTTATTAGCTCGTTTAGAAACTTATCGCCGCTATTTGCCTAATAAAAATAATCGTGTAAGAGATCATGGCTTTTGGGCATTCAATGACGTGTCTTGGCTTGATATCTTAACTGGATATGATTTTAAATTTAACCCTATAAAATTATAATGTTCTTTTTTAAAAAAACAAAAGTTGTTCTGGACTGTTTTACGTATGATCCAATCATAGCGAAAACAGCTCCTCTACTGCCAGCTTTAAAATTCTATCCGCAATGGTTACGAAAAATTCCAAGCGAAAGAATTGAAGAAAGACGTTTACCAGATTCAAACGAAGTACACAGTTTACCATCAGGTACGCTTAAAGGTTGCCCAGGTGTAATTGACTATTTTAAAACAGGAGTCATGGCTCCGTTATGGACCGACGCCAGTATCGCAATACATCCAGACGGTAGATATACATTTGCCAGTGCCGACAATCCTTTTAAATTAGAAAGCCACTGGCCTGGACAATGGGACGGGTTTCATGGATACCAACATATTAAAATTGTATTTCCTTGGCATATTGAAGAATCGACTGGTGTTAAATTCTTGTTACAAAAACCTATGTGGACTAGCAATGACAATCCTGTATTGATTAATAAATTTGTTTCAGCGGGCGGTGTGATTGACTTTAAGAGTCAACATTGTTTACATTTGCATGTGTTTGCAGAATTGCCACAAACACGTCAGGAATTTATTTTAGAGTTAGGAACTCCGTTAATACATTTAATTCCGTTAACAGAAAAAGAAATTGATATTCGTAATCATATTATAGATGAAGCGGAATGGATCAAGCGAACACAAACAAGTACCGGCGCAAAAACTTTTATGAAACAAAGTTTAAAAAGAGATTTAATGATTAAATCTGTAGAAGAAGGTTGTCCCTTCAAATGAAAATATGTATAGTAGGCAGCGGAACGGCAGGATTAGTTTCTGCCCTTATCATGAAGACTCGATTTCCTTCTTATCAAGTAGATATTGTCTGCTCTAAACGCATAGGTATCATTGGTGTGGGAGAAGGCTCCACGGAGCATTGGTCAACATTTGCCGACTTTGTAGGAATTAATACAGGCGAAATGATTACTAAATGTAATGCTACTATGAAAATAGGTATTGTGTTTAAAGACTGGGGCGTTCCTGCTTACATGCACAGTATACAAGACGGTTATAATCTAGTATGGAATAAAAAATACCCTTTTATCTATAGCAAACTAGTAAGTGATGATGCCCCGTCAACAGCATTTTCTGGCGAAATATTCTGGGATAACAAGATACAAAAATGGTTTTTAGAAAATAATCAAACACCAGTAGCTCAGTATCATTTTGATACATTTAAACTCAACGACTATCTAACTGATATTGCCTTAGAAAGAGGTATAGCAATTTACCACGATGAAATTATTGATGCTACACTAACCGCAGACGGGGAAGTAGATCAGCTTATCAGTAAAGATACTAGTTATGATTATGATTTTTATATTGATTGTACAGGATTTAAAAAATTCTTAATTAGTAAACTAGGAGCTAACTGGGTTTCTCATAAAGAATATTTGAAAACTAATAGTGCTATTGTATTTCAAACACCGGACACTGACAATTATAACATGTGGTCTTTGGCCAAAGCCATGGACTATGGCTGGTTATTCCGTACTCCAGTATTTGGTCGGTGGGGCAATGGTTACATCTATGACAGCGAATTTTTAACACCTGAACAGGCAAAAGCAGAAGTTGAACAAGTGTTAGGTCATGAAATAACTATTGGACAACACATTACCTACGATCCGGGTGCGCTAGATCAAGCATGGATTAAAAATTGCTGTGCTATTGGACTAAGCAGTAGTTTTGTAGAACCTTTAGAAGCCAGCAGTATTGGTGCTAGTATACAACAATCTTTTATGTTGGCTGATCGTATTTTAAATTATAATCAATCTTCTATAGACAAATATAACAATTCTTTTAGAGACATTGTAGAAAACATTCGAGATTTTATAGCATTACATTTTGTATGTCCACGTAGAGATACTGAATTTTGGCGTAAGGTTGCCAGTGTAAAATTGCCTGATAGCTTAAAACAAAATTTAAATGTATGGCGCGATCATATGCCTATCGAAGACGATTTTGAAAAGAATTCAAAATACATTTTATTTAAAGAACTACATTTTATTTTTATTCTTCATGGTTTAAAACTATTTGATGTGGATAAAATTAAAGAAGAATATTTAACAATACCAGAAGGTGCGCAACGCTACGTTGAACAAGTACTTGCTGATTTAACAGCAGGAAATGCCACTGATCAAGACAATACACTTACTCACAAACAAATGTTAGAAGCAATCAGGAACCATGTATGACTTATAAAATTGTAGTTGTTGGCGGCGGAACTGCTGGTGTTATGATATCAACTTACCTTAAATCTTTTTGGAAAGATACTGCCGACATCACCATGGTTTATGATCACAAACGTCCCGGTATTGGGGTAGGTGAAAGTTTAACTCCAGTATTTGACAACTACCTAAAAAGAGTAGGCGTTAGTACTATCGATTTGATTAAAAACTGTCATGCTACAATTAAGTTAGGATTAAAGTTTAAAAATTGGACGCATGAAGGTAGCGAATGGTATCATAGTTTTCCTTTGAATAATGCTTTTGGTCATGTACCAGCAACTTTGTACGAATATGAAGCTGTAAATGCTTATGATATTGCCACAGGACAACACGATAACGGTTATACATACGGACAATTTTATTTTAAAAATAATCTTATTCCTACTACTGATAACTTGGCTTATCGCCATGCCTTACATATTGACGCTACTTTAGTCAGCAAATACATTGAAAATATATTTAAAGATCGATTAACTATTATTGATGGTATAGTAGAGCAGGTAGAAGTATCGGATACTAGAGATATAAAATCTATTACCTTACAAGACGGCCGCAAATTAACAGCAGATATTTTTATTGATGCCAGCGGCTATGAACGTGTATTATTTAAACATTTAAAATCTGAATGGGTTGATTGGTCGGATCAATTAATCACCGACCGCACAATTCCTAATCCATTGTTTAAGGAGTTTGATGTTATTCCGCCATATACAACCGCCGAAGCAACGCCTAACGGTTGGATATTAGACGTACCGTTGAGTAATAGAAAAGGCACAGGCTATGTATATTCAAGTAAATTTACCACAGACCAAGAAGCTAAAGAAAATTTTAACAAATGGTTATTAAAAACTTACAATGTCGAGCTTGCTAGTGATCGCGTGATTAGTTTTAAAAACGGATTTCACAAAGAGCAGTGGATTGGCAATTGTCTAGCAATGGGTCTAGCTTCAGGCTTTTGTGAACCTTTAGAAGCAACTAGCCTTCATCATTTAATGATAGAAATTGATCAGTTTACAAGAATGTATCGTGGTAAAGTTTTAGAATTTGATCGGCAACACTACAACAAATTTTTAGAAACAATGTATGTAAACAGTTTTAAGTATATTAGATTCTTCTATAACACCGGACGCAGGGATAGTGAATTCTGGCGCTACTTGGACGATAACAAACCTAACTGGCTACAGGCTTACGAAGATAAGGCCAAACACAGTTTCTTTACCGCTTGGGATATTCCTAACAATCAGTTTATGTTTGAATCATCAGCATTTAACTGTGTGGCTTATGGTCATGGTATGTTTAAAGATAACAAATCCTTGATTGATTTTCTAAAATCGCAGGCTATATTAGAACCAACACGAGAAGCCTCGGCAAAAATTAAACAGACTAAACGTGAGTTGGAAATATTTGCTGTTGACCACAGAGCGTGGATCACATCTATATTAAATCAATAATATCAAAAACTGTTTGAAGTTTTGTTTTTATAGTTTTATTTGTAAAACTATTACGCAGGCCTTGGTGTAACGGTTTAGGTGCGTTATCTAATGTTACCCATGCCCAACCCATATGCTCATCGCTTAGTGTTGGTAAAAATTCTTTTTCTACTACGCACAAATAGGTATGAAAATTAAAAACTGTATCGTTACTGACAAAAGTTTCTAAAGGTATTGTTTTTAAGATTTTAGGTATTGTGCCTATTTCTTCTTGTACTTCTCGTTGTAGACCTTGCCATGGGTTTTCGTCTTCATGATTTGTGCCACCTACAAGGCCCCACGTTCCAGAGTGTTTGCCGTGAGCTTTTTGTAACAGTAAAAATCTGTGAGTAGACTTAGCGTAAACTAATGCGCCACTACACACAATTTTATCTGTTATAATTCTATTCTCCATGTTCCTGATACGTATTCGCCTTCAAAGGATTTAATCCACATAACGCCGTTCCATAAGTACTGAACGCCTGTATATATATTCGTCTGCCATACCATCCATCCTTCTTCCTGAGCAATGGCCGCATTAAAAATAACAACCCATCGAGTGCCATTCCATTCAATGATATCGTTAGCCTTGGCTATTAAGTCGCTGTTATCATCACCTTTCCACGCATCAGCACCGTCTGTGTTATTGGTAGCACCAATATCCTCAATAATAAGATATCGCATACCCAGTGTTGGATTAGGAAGACCGCTACCACGTGGTCCTTTTAATTGCGGATCTATGATGGCATCAAATGTTCCTGGACTGCGACTCCTATAATTAGGGCCAGCGTTATATCCTTCTTCGTTAAACTCTTTAACTATGCCTGCGGAATTTATTAAATAATCGGATACTAGAGTATCGGCATCCCACATAATTGTCAGCAACGTGTCGTCAAGCGGATTCAAAGCAATAGTACCAATTACTTCAGTTCCATTTTTTTGTTCAAGAAATAATCTACTAGACCCGGCTACAAATTTT